ACTTCGCTCCGCTAGGAATTTTTAGATCGTAGACAAGAGTAGGAAACTTTGAAAAGTAAGCCATAATTAGAACCCTTCGAGTATATGCTGGCGGTTCAAAGTCTCAAGTTCACTAAACGATAAAGTGACTGTGATGTGCGTTGGTGGGTTGCCACCCCTGCTCTCTACGGTATCGCCTTGCAATGACGAAGGTAGGGGCGATGAATGACTTCTATGTGTTGAAAATATACCTGAACCAGAATAGTCAACTGCAATATTTTTGAGATAGCAACGTCCCACGCGATTCAACCAATCGTTTTCTTTATCTAGAAAGAGGCCATCCTTAGGTTCTTGTTCTCTTGAGATATATTGAATATCAAACTCAGCAGGGAAGGCATGAAATCGACCACCAGCAATGAATTCAGGGTGTGCAAAGAATTTGAATGTTCGAATAATGTCATCAATCGCTTCAGATTCTTGACTACTTTGAGGGATAAAATGAAATGTATATTCGAAAGAACGTTGACCAACTGAGCGAAACAAAAATTGCATATGAGGATTGAGTACACGACGAACATTTCTTTCTAAGAATGCTCGGGCCCCAATGTTTGCGCCAACGAGAGAACCCAACTGGTCAACCAGATTTGTTCCAATTCGTAAACCAAATTCTTCACCAAGAGATTTGATAAAGTCACTCTTTACTGCTTGGTCGATATTTGTTGAACCGTCGATAATTCGCTTAGTGAGATCAACTATTCCAGCACCAGCAGCAGCTATACGCAATGATTCGCCTTGATACTCAAATGCATAACCAGCACTAATCTTTTCGGGCATATAGATGATAATAGAACCAACAGTTTCGGTGGTAACAGGTAGTTGTTTGAGTCTCGTCAACTCCTCCGATGAAACTCCTCGATCAATCAGAGCTTTACGAGTAGCATCAATTCGTTTGCGGCCTCGACCAACAATTGATTGCTGCTTAGCGTTCGGTATAAACTCATTGAATTGCACGCCATCAACAGATTGAGCAATCGGAGATGAGGATGGCCCCAACCCACCCAAAATACTTTGGCCGCGTGCGATGGCTTGAGCGCCAGAATTAGTGTCGATCTTACCAGAACCAGGAGTAGTTTCTACGATATGAAACATTATAAAGTGGCCACTTAATTGGTCAGAATTGATGGGATACTTTAAGACACCGATGTCCTCAGTGCCAACATTAAGCGGGTCGAGCTTATTGCGGGTCCCTTGAATAAAGTTATTCACATTGCTGACAACGGTTCCGAATTTACCTAGAGTGGTCATTCATTGCTCCTTGAGGCCTTTCTCATACATACTATGTATGGCATATAAAGGTAAATTCAAACCACACAATCCCAAGAAATATCAAGGGGATTCGTCTGGAATCATCTATCGCTCCTCGCTTGAGCTTCGCTTCATGCGGTACTGTGACAGCACCCCGGAGGTACTCGAATGGGCTAGTGAAGAATTGGTGATCCCATATAAGTCTCCTATAGATGGTAAACCCCATCGGTATTTCCCTGACTTCTGGATCAAGGTCCGCCGAAAAGACGGTCGGCTTTATGAGTCGGTCATCGAAGTCAAGCCCAAGAAATACTGCGGGCCCCCTAATCCAAAAAATAGACTGACGAAAACTGGCAGGATTTCACGACGCTACATCAGCGACGTGAAGAACTGGGGTGTGAACTCCGCTAAATGGGAGGCTGCCAGAGGGTTATGCAAGTCGAAAGGTTGGGAGTTTGTGATTCTAACCGAGGGACATTTGAAACCCTGAGCATAGATATAGTATGGCAGAGAATATTTTTAACAAGATTCAACAGCTTCGCAGCAATACAGGAATTCCAGCCAGAGGCGCAATTGCCCAAGACTGGTTTCGTCAGACTGTTCGACGACTCTTTGGTGAGCGAGCCATTCGTGGGCGTGAGGAGCTTGTTCAAGCGGACGAAGCCACCACTAGATCACCCCAACAAATCCAAAGTCTGCGGGCTGGTCGAATGTATATGTTCGTCTACAATCCCAAACTACGAAAGCAACTGCCTGTGTATGATCGTTTTCCAATGATCTTTGTTCTAGAGTTTCGGCGTCAAGGATTTCTTGGAATCAACCTGCATTACTTGCCCCTCAAACTAAGAGCTGCATTGTTCAACGAACTGACCATCCTCATGAATACCCAAAATCTGAATGAGAACACTCGCTTGCGTATCAGCTATCAGATCATCAAAAATGCAACGAAATATCACAGTGCTTTACCACTAGTTCGAGAGTACCTTAATAAGCATATACGGTCACGAATGCTTGAGGTTCATTCCCGCGATTGGGAAATTGCTTTATTCCTACCAGCAGAGCAATTCAAGAAGAAGGGTAAGCATACCGTTTGGGCAGAGACACGAACAGAAATTAGAGAAGGACCACGCAGACGGGCCCGTGCCGCAAAAGAGCGACGTGAACGCGAGCAGCGTCAACGTCAGGAACGTCTACAGCAAGGTACTCAGGAAACCCCATGACCGGTATCGACGAACTACAAGCTAGAATTGGCAGCTTTGGCGTAACACGACCTAATAGATTTCAGGTCGAGCTGTCCTCACCGCCGGGTCTTTCCAACTTGATTCCAAGAGATAGAATAGAACGCCTAGCGATTCAATGTGAAGTAGCACAATTGCCAGGTAAGTCATTCTCCACACAAGAACAACGTATCTATGGACCTGTTCGCAAGTTTCCATATACTGCAACTTTCACTAGCAATATTGAATTGACATTTCGTATTGGAACCGACTATCTTGAACGTTCGATTTTCGATGAATGGCAAAATAAGGTTATGAACCGGTCAACTAATATGTTTGGTTACTACAAAGAGTATGTGACCGATATGATTATTCATCAGTTTGACACCGAAGATGAACGTATCTATTCAGTCAAACTTATCGAAGCATGGCCCGAAGCTATTCAACCGATTGAACTGAGTGCCGAAACGACGAATACATATAATAGACAAACCATCACATTCGCTTTTCGTCAGTGGGAGCAGACTAATGCTCTACCACTGATATTCCCCAGCACGACCTCGACGAAGAAAGCTGAAGGCGGAAAGATTCTAACGTATTTGACACAAGGTGGATTTGCTTTCTTCGATCAGTTGCCACGCATTACTGGTTCTGGTGGAACTATCTTTGGTAGTATTCTTTAACACAATAGGATGAATTATTATGACATTACCCACAATCGTCACACCCCGATATACACTTGAGCAGCCGTCTACCGGCAAGCAAATTTCGTTTCGACCTTTTCTGGTCAAAGAAGAAAAGATTCTTCTCATGGCTCTCGAAAGTGACGATGCTTCAGAAGCGATTCGAGCGACTAAGCAAGTAATTGAAAACTGCTGCGACGACCTTGGTAATATTGATGATCTTCCAATGTTCGATATCGAATATATTCTCTTGCAGTTACGTTCAAAGTCCGTAGGTGAAGTTGCAGAACCAGTAATCAAATGTTCAAAGTGCGATGGGGATATCAAATTGAAAATTGATCTCTCGAAAATCGCTGTAACTAAGAACAAAAAGCATACTACTAAAGTTCAGATCACCAATACGGTTGGTTTGATTATGAAGTATCCAACATATGCAACCCTTCAAAATATTCAAGGTGCTGAAAATCTTACTGCTACAGAGACAATAGACTTGATGTTGAGTTGTATTGAATTCATCTATGATGATAAGCAACAGCATAAAGCATCTGAGCAAACCTCTACAGAACTTCATGAATTTATAGATCACTTGACGCAAGCTCACTTTGCAAAGATTCAAGAATTCTTTGATACGATGCCTAGATTAGAGCATACCGTATCATACACCTGCACCAATAAAGTTCGCACCGGCGACACCACTAGTGAAAAATGTGGTCATAAGGGTAAGGTGGTAATCAATAATTTACAGGATTTTTTCGGGTAAGTTTCTGTCATGATTCCCTAGCCAATATGTACAAGATGAATTTCAATTTGATGCAGCACCATAACTATAGTCTCAGCGAATTGGAATGTATGATACCCTGGGAGCGACAAGTCTTTATTAAGATGCTGGCTGACTGGATTGAGGAAGAGAACGAAAGGTACAAGCAACAAGGTATGAAGTAAGATGGCTGACGAACTAACACAATCTAGTTTCGATGATACTATCCAAAAACTATCGGCTGATATTGAAGCTGCTGGCGATGGTGTCGAACGCTCTGTCGAGGACCAATCAGAAGTATTAGAACGGATTGTTGCCCGTAGCGTCAAAGCTATAACAACTACCTTGACCAATTCGACGAGACTGATTGAACAAATTGTTGCGACTCAGGAAACGATCCAAGAGGACGATAAAGAGCAAGACAAAAAAAGTATATTTCTTCTTACTAATTTAGGTGTGAGTTTGCGTGGACTTCTTACTCTTGGAGTCAATGCTAAACTTTCGGATACTGAACGCACGCGAGAAGAAAAACGAACAGGCGATGCTCTGATTGGTGCGTTGACCGAAATTGGTGGTGGTCTAGCATTCCTCAAAAACAAATTGGGCGACTTCCTGAAAATCGTCACAAACCCCCTAACGCTGATAGGTTCTATTGTTGGTATTGCTATCGGCACGGTAGCGGGGTTCTTTGCTTTCTTCAGCAGAGCCCTCAACATCCCTGCCATACTTCAAGCCATACTCAAACCAATCCTAGAATTTCTATCTCCTAAATCGCGTGTAGGCAAGGCTGTTAGTGGTATTGCTAAAACTTTAAGTCGAATGATTAGTTCATTCGTAAAGGTGTTCAGTCGGTTCGGTGCATTCATTCTCAAATCTATTCCGCTTGTTCAAAAGATAGTCAACTTCATAAAGCCATTCATTGCATTCGGCAAAGGTCTTGGTAGCCTTCTAGGTAAGCTCGCTCTACCCTTGACTATTGTAATTAGTATAGTCAAAGCTGTCTTGGGTTTTATGGACGAGTTCAAAAAGACTGGAAGT